GATCAAACTCCACGAGCAACTGCCGATGGCGTCGCTAGTGACCGATTCGATCAAGTCGTTCGGGCTACGGTTCGGGTCACGGTTAGTGGCGTATGCGGCAGCGGAACGGTCGTTGGCCGTACTTCGGAAGGTAACGCGATCGTCCTTACCAACGCCCACGTGGCAGGCACTACGCGTGGGCGAACGGTCAACGTCGAGCGTTGGAATCCTAATGGTTCCAGTGAGAAAGGGACCGGAACGATCATCGCCTCGGGGTATGGTAAGGGGACGAGTGTCGATTTCGCTTTGCTCAAGTGCAATGGTTCTTTTGCAAAGGATGTCGAGCCGATCCCGTTGGCCGATCGCTACCCAAGCAACCAATCGTCGGTAACGACCTTTGGTTGCCCACGGTGCGAATGGCCAAGCCTGCAGGTTCTTCGGCTCAACCGCAAGGAAGGACAAATCCTCTCGTGGAAGCCGGAAGCCATCGGAGGACGCAGCGGATCGAGTCTGATCGATTACACCGATGAAGGCCCACGAGTCGTTGGCTTGCTGACCTGGGCAGGTGGTGGTGAAGGACTCGGGCAATCGACTCCGTTTCTGCTGAGTGCGATGCGCGGCAAGCTTCCTGCAACCCTGGATGGACTTCCAGCTGGTACTCGTGAAGTGAGTTGCCAAGTCGATGAAAGCCAGGAAATGGTTCAAGTTCCATCGACAATTTACGGCGAGCCGCTGCAGGTCCCATTGGGATTCCTGGCAGCGGCGGAACCTCAAGATGATCTGATCGATTCGATCGTCGATCGACCAAAGCTTAGACCTGCACCCAAAGATCCTGATGACTCTGGCGTAATCACTGATCGAATCACCGACCGAATCAAAGAGCAATATATGTGGAGCACATCCACCGTAGTGGCGACGTCGGCCGGATCGAGCATCGCGATTCTCTTAGCACTCCAGTATGGCCTGCCGGTTGTGCTTCAAGCGATCCGCAATGCCAGGAAGCAACGCGGAAACGCTGTGCTGGACGATGAGCAATTCAAGAAGCTGATGGATCAGTACCAAAACCTTCTCAAGCTTCTGGAGCAAAACAACACTCCCCCGACGACCAAACCGTAAAGGGGAATGTGATGGCCGATCTGCTTCGCGCTGGCCAAGAGTGGCTAGCCAATCAGCTCAAAACCCACGCTTCCAACACAGTGGTTTATGTGCGGGGAGCCAACCAAGTAAGCGTCTCGGCCATCATCGGCCGGACGCTGATGAAACTCGAAGATGGTTACGGTGGGGTGCACATGCAATGGACCGACCGTGACTTTCTCGTTCCACCTTCGGAGCTTGTTTTGGCTGGATCGGAAACTTTGCCAGAGCGTGGTGACACGATCCGGGAAACCTACCAAGGCAAAGTCTACATCTACGAGGTCAACGCTCCTGGGAGCGAGCCACCTTGGCGATGGTCTGACCCACACCGAAGACTTCTCCGCATTCATACCAAACAGATCGGAATCGAGTGATGCCCGCAAGTATCGTCGCCATCGCAGATGCAGTGACCGCAGAGCTGAACGGTAATTTGTTTAGCCAGTCGTTTACCGCACAGCGGCTTTACTTGCCGGTCTTTGATCTGCAAGGAATGTCCACGTTGAAGGTCACTGTGGTTCCCAAGGGGATCACAAGCCAATCGTTGGATCGTTCGCGCGATAGCTTCGATTACCAGATCGATGTTGCGATTCAAAAGAAGGTCGCCAACGAGATCGCAACCATCGATGCGCTCATGCTCTTGGCCGAGGAGATCGGAGACTACTTTCGAACCAATCCACTATCGAGCTACCCAGGTGCTCGCTGCATGAACGTCGAAAACACTCCGGTCTACGCACAAGATCATTTGCAGGAATTGCGTCAATTCACCAGCGTTCTGACTCTTACCTTTCGACTTTGGAGATAACCGATGACGACCGGTGATGTTGGCCCATACCGCATACAGTTCACCAATTCGCGTGGTGTCACCCGTGAGATTCCTGGCTTGGATGACGTGGACGATATGTTCAAGGTCAAATCGATCCAGAAGAAGTTCCGAGACTCGTGGACTCGGACACTGACTGACCTTTGGGAAGTAATCACAAACGGAGGTTCCACCGCATCGGTCTCAGGGGGAGTTCTGACCATTGCATCGGGTACGACCGCAGGTGGTTATGTCGAACTGCTCTCCAAGGAAACATTCACGATTCCCTTCCGAGCAATGATCGCGGTGCAGTCGGGCGCAACTCGCCAAGCCAACACGCACCATATCATCGAAGCCGTATCGGTGGATTCCACTACCGGGATTCCGGACGGGAAGCACAGCCTTAGCATGGACATCGGTGGGGCTGCCAACACGACCGTAACCAATATGGTTTACAGCGTGCAAAACGGCGGATTGGTTCCGATCGCTTCGGCGGCCTCTACGATTGTTTCGACAGCCACCTATTCGATTCTCGAACTCGAACCATTCTCCGATGAGTGCTACTTCCACTCCCGCGTGATGGACTCCGCCACGGGACGGGCCAATTCATACGTCCGCCATCAGCAGATTCCCGATCCGACAGCCTCCTACAAGATCCGGATTCGATCGTCGAACCATCAAGGATTCAAGGCGGTATCCAACGCAATCGCCGGTCCTGGCAACGTCATTCGGCTCACGTCGACTGCCCATGGATACACGGGTACGCCGACAATTTGGGTGGAATATCTCAATGGTGTTACCAACAACGGAGCCGCCATTCGTGGCAATTACTCCGCGACGGTGATCGATGCCAACACGATCGACCTGACTGGGACGGTCTTTGGTGGTGCATATGTTGTAGGTTCTGGCCAAATCGCCCTCGCAGCCGCGCCAGCAGCCAACATTAATTTCCAATCCCAATTCATCAATTGCCAGGATTATGCGGAGCTGACCGCAGAAGTAACCGCGGGCCGAGGCCAAACGGTTGTGGGACAAGGTCTTGGAGTGATCTTAACTGGAGCGACCGCAACCACGACCAACATCGGAACGGTCACAGCCAACGTCGCTGGCCAAGCGGCCCACGATGCGGTCATCACCGGTAATCCCGTTCGGATGGCGGCCCGGGCTCTTACAGCAGCCTACGCGAGCGTCGCCACCGGGGATGTGGCGGATCTGGTTTCAACGCTTCAAGGGGTTTTAGTCACGCGACCTTGGCAAATCCCAGAACTCGAATGGTCGTATGTCGCAGCGTCCGGTGGTGTGATCAATACCACCGATGTTGTGATCGCAGCTGCTGCCGGTGCTGCTCTTCGTCGCTACATCTGCTCGATGCAACTCTCGAACAATTCGGCGGTGGCCACCGAAGTCGTACTCAAGGACGGAGCAACGATCATTTGGCGAGGTCATTTGCCAGCGAATGCACCTATGTCGGAGATCATCTTTGAGAACCCACTCAAAACGACAGCTAATACGGCGTTGAACTTCGCGTGTATCACCACCGGTGCAGCGGTTTACGTCAACGCACAAGGATTCACGGCTCCGTAAACCATGATCGACGTCAAAGTCACCACGAAAAAATCATTCGACAAGGTCAAAGCGAAGTCCCAGCAAGGCAACTTCAAAAGCCTGGGACATGCGGCTGCGTCGATTCGTCTGATTGCTCGGCGATCGATTCGGCGGCGACAGACCGCTGCGATGCCAGGCACACCACCCAACACACGACGTGGCCAACTAAAGCGTTCAATCATGTACTCCCTGGATAAACAGAGAGGTGTGGCCCTTATCGGACCAGACTTCGATGTCGTGGGAGCTGCGGGGAAGGCGCACGAGTTTGGAGGCAACTTCCGACGAGAGCGTTACCCAAAACGACCGTTCATGGGACCAGCACTAGAGAAAGTCAAAGACCGCTTGCCCTCAATGTGGGCAGGAAGCATTCGATAAGGAGAAAACACCATGCCAGCAAAACTAGGACTCGATGCAAAGCTTTACCGTAACGCCGGGACGTACGCGGCTCCCACTTGGGACCTCGTCGGTAACGTTCGAGATTTGACGCTGAACCTGGAAACAGGAGAGGCCGATGTATCAACGCGCGGAAATAACGGCTGGCGAGCAACCGTCGGCACCCTCAAAGACGCATCGCTGGAATTTGAGATGGTTTGGGATACAGCCGACTCAGACTTCGGTGCCGTACGCGATGCATTTCTGAACAACAACACGGTGGAATTCGCCGTGATGGATGGACTCATTACCGGAGCAGGTAGCAGCGGATCCCAAGGCCTGCGAGCCACGTTTCGGATCGCCAGCTTCTCGCGCAATGAAGCCCTCGAAGAAGCAATCACCGTTTCGGTCACTGCCAAGCCAACCTATTCGGCCAATCCACCTAGCTGGATGACCGTCGCCTAATCCCGTTTCGATTCTCTTGCTTACGGAAGGCATTTAGAAAATGCACAGTTTTGTGGATAACTCCCGACGCACCTGGGAAGTTGCGATCAACGTCGCGGCTGTCAAACGGATTCGTGGTCTCCTTGGTATCGATCTTTATGCCTTGGTTGACGATGGATTTAAGTCTCTCTCAAAGCTTGTCTCCGATCCGGTCACTCTGGCCGATGTGCTGTATTGCTTGTGCAAGGATCAAGCCGACAAACAATCGATA